TTATATCAACGGTTTCGTGGTTTTTTTATTTTCCGTTTTTAGTGATTGACTATCCTTTTGACCTTCTAACGACATCAATCTATCAAATTTATCAATCGTATTATCTTTTTTGTTATTAGTAACGTGTGTATAGATATTGGCAGTAGTCTGTATATCTCCATGACCTAATCTGTCTTGAATGTCTTTTAAATCCGCTCCAGCTTCAGCTAATAACGACGCGTGAGTGTGTCTGAAACCGTGAGGAGTGATTCTAGGAAAGTTAGTGCCTTCTAATATCTGATTCAACCAGTATACGGCTGTATTCGATGAATAGAATGAGTTATTGCGGTTCTGAAATACATACGTTTCATTTCCGGATAATTCTTTCCACTCGTTAAGTAATCGCTCTAGGCTTCCATTTATCCGTATTGTACGCATTCCGTTCTTAGTCTTGGTCTGTGATATATATTTATCTTCAAAAGAGCGTGCTACCGTCTTATTTACGCAAATAGAATGGTTTTTAAAGTCGATATCATTCCAAGTGAGGGCAAATGCTTCTCCACAACGTAAACCAGTATAGCTAAGCAGATAAAAGAACGTATGCACTTCTTTATACGGCTCGATGTAATCGAGAAATTGGATTAGAGTGTCACGATCATAATATTTCAATTTATCGTCTTTAAAATCATCAGATTTTGGTAAGTCAACCAAGCTCATAGGATTCTTTTCAATTAGGTTCAACTTCTGAGCATACTTAAATATCATTTGAGCGTATATCTTATAGGACTGAGTACTCTTAGGATAGTTCATATACCATCGATTCACTTGAGTCTGGCAATCTTGAATGGTAATTGTATCGATGTAGTAATCGCCAAAAGCAGGCAGTATGTGTTTCTTGAAATAAGTCACAGTCGCTTGAAACGTGCTAGGCCTTACGCGTTTTTGATACGTTACAACCCACTCGTTGTATAGCTCTCTATACGTGAACTTTTGTTTAACCACTAATCCAGTATCCATCAACTCAACTTCTAACCGTTGAAGTGCAGTAGTTGCAGCTAATACAGATTCAAATCCACGTCTGGTAGTATACTGCTTTTTGCCTGTCTTAGGATTAGTGCCACAATAGATTTTAAATTGATAATAGACTTGCCCGTCTTTTTTCTTATAAGGCTTGATTCTATCATCGATTCTTTTCCTAGCCATTCTTTACCATCCTTTCGTAATATGGTAAAATAGGGCATAACAAATAGCCCTATTTTAGGGTAAATTTTGAACTCACCACACTGCATCCGCCAAGATTGATAGTGTGGTGTTTTTTGATGCAATTTTTAAAATTCTAAAGATTCATTTGAATATTGTTTCATTAAAACCGTTGCGAATTCGTCCGCCTCTGATTCGATTTTGCTTGTGTAACGATACTTCATACTCAAAAGATATGGTGTACTTGTATTGTAATGTAATACGGCATGTCCCAACTCATGAGCCATTGTGAACAGTTTTTCATTTTGAGATAAATTCTCATTAATAAAGATAAATTTAATTCTTCTGATCTTAGTATAGTATCCTTTAACCTCTCCCAGGTTCGCTTCTAATAAGTTTATATCTAATTCTTTTGCGATTTTGTATGGATTGCTAGTCCCGAATTTTCGAACTAAAGATAATACTTTATTTTCAATCCCCAATACTGAAATCTCCTATCCTTTATATTTGTTTGGTGTAAATTTATTCTTAGCTTCCATTCTTGCAATTTTAACAGCTTGCTCTAAAGAAGCAATAATCAATTCTCTAGTTTCTTCAGAATATTCAGCAGTTTCTTTTGAATATAACCCATTCTCTAGTTGTTCAATCATTTTTTGTAAGTCTTTTTGAATGTCTTTTTCCTCTTTAGATTGATTTTTGAAATAAGGTTCATCAGACATACCAATTAAATAGTTAGGAGACACTTCAAAAGTAGAAGCAATCAAACGGACTGTATCCATTCTCGGCTCGACTTTACCATTCTCCCATTTGGAAACATTCGTTTTATTGAAGTTCGTTGGAGAGCCTTTAAAGCTTGAGTAATTATTGATTCTGTTGGCAAATTCTTCTTGATTTAAATTATATTTTAATCTTATCTCTTTGATTTTGCTCGCAAACGACATGCCGAACATCACCTTTCTTTATTATTTATAAGTGAATTATACATTTAATTTCAACAAGAAACAACTAAAATAATAAAAAAGTTTATTTTTTTTCTATTTTAATGTTGACATCTAAAAATGTTTAGTGTATATTGTATTCATAAGGTTGAAAAAAGATAAACTTTATTTTGAAGGAGGTGATTCAATGTCACAACGAAAAAGACCACCTTATAAAGAATTTATTGCATGGATGATCGTTAAAGATGTAAAACGACAAGATTTACAAGATTTGCTAGGAGTAACGTCAGCTACGCTTAGTCATAGACTTAACGGTACTGGAGCAGATTTCACAATGGAAGAAGTTCGTACAATTGTTAATAAGTACGGTGAAGAAGTAAGTTCATTTTTTTTGAACTAAAAGTTGAAAAAAGATAAACATTTCGACCGAAAAGGAGGTGACACGAATGAGCTATAAAGAAATTGAAACCTATGGAATTTATCCACAATTCGCGGGTAACCACAAAGAAAGAGAATTAAGAATTGCCAAGATTAAAAAAATGAGAAAAGCACACTCGCAAATATCGAATGTGCTTAACAGAAGCGGATTAACTTATAGAGAAATCAAAACACTATTTGACGTCATTTTAAATGAAGCCGATTCTTTTCTACAAAGCAAGCAAGTTACTTTTAAAGTTCAAAAGTAGATTGAGGGTCATATTCATGATCTAACTTATAAATATGACTGTAAGCTTTTGAATATTCAAAATACCAATCGTCATATTCAGTAACATCGTTCCATGATTCTTCGCTCATTTTTTTAGTAGCTATAGCGAGAGCAATATCATGGATTTGATTGTCAGTAAGTGTACGACGATACGGTTGAGTATATGTTTCACACATATAAAACACCCCCTTTCCCTAATTCCGATTATAGAACTGAAAGAAGGTTACAACAATATGAAAATGAGTGAAATAACAGATGAAATTATAAAAAAAGCGATTACTAAACAAGTTATAAAAGAAAATCCTGTACTAACTAACGGATTAGGATGTGTAGGTTTTCTAGCATTTGTTTTTTAGCTATAGCTATTGTTTTCTTTAATAAAATCGCATTAACAATAGCAATCATCTTATCAGGATTATCTTGGATGATTTTATGGACTTTTAAGCAAATGATAAAAAGAAAACTTGAAGAGTATGAATTGTTTAAAAAGATAGGAGAAGAGCAGTGAATTTATTAAGTGCAGATTTCGAAACAACTCTAAATTCCAAGGTTGTTGAAATCGTAGCGAATGCGATAGAACGATTGCCAACGAATAACACTCAACAAAGATACTTAAACAAGAAACAGGCAAAAGCCTATATTGGAGGAATCGACGATAGAGATTTCGATGAGTGTGTATCGATGGGATTGAAACAAATCGTAATTAAGAGACCAAACGGAAGCGCAACAATTCGATACGATGCCAGGGATTTAGATGAGTTCATGGCTAAATACAAAATTTAAGGAGGACAGCATGACACGAGTTGAAATTTCAAAAGCGAGAAAGCTAAAAAGAAAAGATTTTAACAGAAACTTTCTCAAAAAATATTGCAAGTTCTTAGGATACACAACATTAATAGCGGTTGGAATGATTGTATTTCTTCATTTGTGGGTAGGTGCAGCAAACCAAAATTACAACCGTTTAGAATACATTAGAAAGAATGATCCATTTTATGTTAAGTCTAATTGAAAATATGTTTGATGATACTGAATTTGATGTTTTACAGAATAGCGAAGTTGTTGGTTCAGTGAAATTTATAAACGGAAGATATTTCTTATCCGTTCAAATGAAAGGAAGTAAGTATTCAAGCAGAAGCACACATAAAACATTAGAAGCTGCTTTCAATACTGCAGTGGAATTGTTAGAGAAATAAAAAAGTGGTGACTAAAAATAGCCACCACACTCAAGATTTAAATAAATTATACCATAAAAATACACAAAATCAAACGTTGGGAATTTTATAGAAGGGGGTTGCTTGGATGAATCTATTGAAACAAATTTTAGCGTTCAATCAGCGACAAATGTCAAATCCATTGTCTGCAGGTCAATTCATTTTATGGCACGCATTATTAAATGTTCATAATGATTGCGGAAAGCAAGAATGGTTTACAGTAGCTAATTTGCGCTTGGAATTGTTCACCGGATTATCACGACAAGGTATTGATAAAGCAAGAAACACATTAAAGCAATTAGGGTTTATTGAATACAAATCCAACGGAACAAAAGCAACTGCTTACAAAATTAATCTTTTATATGACGATAGTTTACAACCTAGTTTACAAGTTAGTTTACAAGATAGTGGTCAAGCAGTTGGCAAAGAAGTTGCGGAACAGTTGCCAAACGGTTGGCAAAACGGTGGAACATTAAATAAAGAAAATAAAAGTAAAGTAAATGAAAGTAAATCTAATAATAATATATCCGCCAAATTGCTAGAAAATCAATTCAATGATTTGTGGGATATCTATCCAAGAAAAGAAAGAAAGAACGATGCATTTAAGGCTTATACAAAAGCTATTAAAAAAGGAGTTGAACACACGACAATTCAGAATGGCTTAAAATCATACATCGAATATGTGAAAGCTAATCAGACTGAAACTAAATATATCAAGCAAGGTGGAACATGGTTCAATCAAGAGTGTTGGAATGATGAATACAAAATAGATTCTAATCCAAAAACTAATTATTCAAATTATCCAACCAAAACTAAAGGCTATGTTGAACCACTGCCGGATTGGTTATTTAGACAACAGAATGAAGAGAGAGCGCAAAGGGGTGTTAATTGATGGAAACATCGATGGAAAAAGAACTAAGGGTTTACAAAGAAAATCCGGAACGCTACACATCTATCATCAAAGCCATTTCTGAATTGAAAACAACTGGTGATAAAGAAGCTTATTTAAGCAATAAAAGAAAATTGATTACAGGAAAAATGACTGAAGAAGAATACAATAAAAACTTTGGTTAAGGTTGAGTAAAGGGGAAAATAAATGTTTGTAATTAAGCATAACGGGATGTACTTTACAGGGTTTAATTATTATTTATCCATGGAAGGTTACTTAGATAAAAAGCATCCAAAGAAAACATTGAAATTTTGTAAGAATCAGCATAAAGCGTTGGAATTTATTTCGTATGAGAAAGCATTTGAGTTTAAACATAAAAACAACGTGTTAGGAACAGTCACATTAATTCAAGCAGCACCAAAACTGTATGAGCCAATCAAACCGGATGCAAGTTTGATGTTTGCGGAAGTTAACGATTATAACATTCAATTGTTAATGGCACGCGATGAAATAGAAAAGATGATTGGAACATCATCTAACAACTTCTACCACATGCAAAAAGATATTTTAAAAGTAAATGTTAGCACGTTGAATAAGTTTTTAAACAATCCATACAAATTATTTCCAAGCACTAGAAAGAAGATTACAGATAATTTAAAAGCATATTTTGAAGGAGTTAAGATGGCATGAATTTAAATGATCCAATTCATCAAAAGAGAATTGAAGTTGGTATAAAGAGGGATTTACAAGAAAATGCACGAATTAAAGAAGCGGTAAACAAACCAAGTCACTATGTTGGAAACAAAGGATTAGAAGTTAAAGAAGTTCTTGAAAACTTTGTTAAAAACAAAAGCGGTATGGAAGCGCACCGGTGGTGTAGCGCGGTTGAATATTTATTACGATATGCAGAAAAAAACGATTTGGAAGATTTAAAGAAAGCTAGAAAAAATATTGATTGGTTGATTGAAGAAGGGAATAGCAAATGAAAATCTTAACTCAGATTATTTGTAATTTAATTTTAATATCCCTTTTGGAATTGATAAGAAATAAAAGCGAATTTGCAGTGTTCATAATTGGTTTGATTATGGTTATTGTACTTTTGGTTCTGTGCGTTTTAGAACTATTCGGAGTTGTAACTTTTTAAAAGGAGGATGAGTAAATGAGCATACTAGATTTTATAATCAAACACCCTCTTTACTTTTATTTAATATTAATTAGTATTTGTCTAATCGCTTTGCTTTGGTGCATGTTAGATTGTTTCAAACCAAAGAACCCTCTTAAACAAGAATTGAAAAGGATTGAACAAAAGAAACAAGAACATATCAAATGGCAGATAAATCAGAACTTAGCAGCTAAGAAAAGAAAGAAGGCAATATACGATTTAATGGATAGTTTCAATTTTAGAGATATTAAACTTGATGAAAAAAGCGATAAATTTTACGTGATCATAAAAATAAACAAAGATGCATTGATAGAAAGGGAGGTTAAGTGATGCCAAATTGGTGTGAGGGAAATATCAAAATAAGAGGAAAGAAAAAGGATGTTATTTCATTCTTAGAGAACGAGATTTTAAGAGTAAAACTAACTAAAGTTCCTGAAAAACCTAAAACAGAAAATATAAAAATGAAATTTAACGGATTTAGTTATGTTTACGAATTGGAAAACAATAAAGACGTTCTTTATTTAAAAGATAGCACGCGTTGCTTTATAGAACAAAGCATAATTGAAATTTATTTATACTCAGATACAAACAAAAGTCCGTCGTATGTAACTCTTAACATTAAACAAGCGTGGGGGATTGAGGAAAATTTATTCGAGAAGTTAAGCGATAAATACAATCTTGATTTTAATATTTACGCAAGCGAAAAAGGAATGGAGTTCGAACAGTACATCACTATCATTGATGGCGAAATTACCAAAAACGAAACAAAGAAATATGACGATTTCTATTTTGAAGCAATCAATCCCGAATTAGGAGGTTAAGTAATGGACAAACTAGAAGAACTAAGAAAGAAAAGAATTGTTTGTGGAGTGTGAGTAGATGACGGAAATTGATGTAGATAAGGCTATTGATTTAAAACTTGAAGGCTACTCATGGCCGGCAGTCGCACAGAAAATGGGATTTAATGATTCACAAGCAATTGACAGAATCCGGAATAGATGTAGAAGGCATCCAAGATATATGGAAATTCAACAAGCACATTCCAGTAATAAAGAAAATGAAACTAAATATCAAAAAAAGGATATCAAATCGGATGGCTCAATTGGTTCAGAAATCAAGATTGGAAGAAAGAATAAGAAAGTATTCACTGATGAAGAACTTCTAAGGTTACACGGGTTTGATTCAAAGATTTTTAAATTAAAATCTATCACATCTAACGAATGGACTACTCCTATTTCCGGCTCAACTTACTACAATTATCAATCAAAAATTGTAGCGGTTAGAAAAGAACCGGAAATCACTGCAGAAGATATTGAAAGAGTATTAAGCAAGTTAAAACCACGAAAAATAGAGTTATCGTGTGAAGAAATACCGGAAGAATATCTATTGATTCCATTATCAGATATGCACTTCGGATTGAATTCTAAATATGACTATGCTGCATTACAACGTGAAATCGCAGATAGAATATTGAACAGATATGAAGAGATCCTAATCACACTGCACGGTGATTATTTCCATGTAGATAATCTATTGAACACCACTGAAAAAGGAACGCGGATTGATGAAGTGGATTTTGATGCAAGTATTGAAGATGGATTTAATTTCATCCTACCATTGCTAGATTTAGCACTAGAGAATAGCAGAAAGGTAACATTGGTTTATTTAAAAGGTAATCACGCACCTTCTACAGATTTTGTATTTGTCAAAGCATTACAAAGGCTTTATACACAAATCAAATTTGATTTGAAATTCGATGAATATAAGCATGCTAGACTGGGGCCACATTCAATCTTTTTACATCATGGAGATAAGATTAAAAATCCAGAAAAGTTGCATCAAGTGATTACTGCTAAATTTAGCAAAGAGTGGGGAGAAAGCCAATCACGTTATTTAATTACAGGACATTTTCACCATGAGAAATCACTATCCTTTGCAGGGCTTACATGGTATCAATTACAAAGCCCAAGCAAGCCATCTAGCTATGATAGTACTTATGGATATGATATTAGCGAAACCGGGCAAATGTTATTTGAGTTCACACCATACAAAAGAAGTGCAATTTACTTTGTTTAAGAAAGAAAAAAATATAGATAAAAAAGAATATAAGGATGCGTAGTTAACATGAAAGTAACAGTATACAGTAAACCATCTTGCATACAATGTGAGATGACAAAAATGTATTTAGATCAACATAAAATAAAATATGAAGCAGTTGATGTTTTTGAAGTTGAAGGGGTATTAGAAAAAATTAAATCATACGGATTTCAAGGTATGCCAGTAGTAGTGATTGATGATAATTTTGAAAATGCATGGGTAGGCTATAATCCGGATAGATTGGAAGAATTAGAAAAGGGGAATAAATAAACATGAAACGATTAGGGTTGGATGAAAGAGCAGTATTAAGATTAATTCCAAATAGCGATACTAAAAGAATTAACAGGGTTGATATTATGAGAATTACTAAGTTTTCAGAAAGACGCGTTAAAAAGATAATTGATGTCCTTGTAAATGATTTTGATATTGTGATTATTGGGGAAAGAAATGGAAGAACAGGTTATTTTATTCCGGTTACTGATGAAGCAAGAAGAAACGGAATAAAAGCAATGAGAGCGCAGGCTTTTAAAGAACTAAAACGTGTAAACAAAATTCTTAAAGGCGATTTGAAAATGCATGAACAATATTTGGGGGTGTAAAATATGATTAACAATGTATGTTTAGTAGGAAGATTAACTAGACCAGTAGATTTAAGATATACACAAAACGGAACTGCTTTTGGTTCATTCTCATTAGCAATTGACAGGAACTATAAAAAAGAAAGTGGAGAAAAAGAAACAGATTTTATTAATTGTGTGATTTGGAGAAATCCAGCAGTGAATCTTTCAAACTTTACTAAGAAAGGTTCATTACTAGGGATTGAAGGACGATTACAAACAAGAAACTATGAGAATAAAGAAGGGCAAAAAGTATATATAACAGAAGTGCTAGTAGAGAACTTTTCATTACTAGAATCTAAAGCAGTAACAGAAGGCAGACAACAAGCGCCAATTGAAGATGTAGAACAAGTTCAATTTGGAGAAGTTAATGATGACGATTTACCATTCTAAGGAAAGTAGGTGTAAATACTTGGAAAGTATAGAATTGTTTGATTATCCGGAACTTGATTATAAAGCTACCAAAAAAGCTGTAATGAGAGTAATAGCTAAGTATAAAAATTCATTAAATAAACTTTACTTAAAAAGTGAACCACGAATTACACCACAATACACCATTGTTCCACCAAGCTTCACTAATCAATTTCATTCATCAACTGAAGATGCTGCATTGTGGGCAGATACACATGGGAAAAAGCACAAAGAATTTGTAGACCTTGTAAACGATGCATTGAATCAATTGCCAGCCACTAACAGGTTAGTCATATATCGTTCATTAATACAAGAACAAAGTGATATTAAAATCGGTTTGGAAATGAATTATAGTGAATTCAGAATCAGAGACTTTAGAGTAGAAGGAATAAGGTTACTATCTTACGCTTTGGGTGTAGATAAATATGAGAATTAAAAAAATTGTAGAATTTACTAAAAAAAAGATTATAAAAATACAAAAGCAATATATATTAAAATATGTATTGTAAGAAAGTGTAAATAAAAGGAAACCATGCGGAAACATGATTCCGAAGCCAGTCTTGAAAAAGGTGTATATACGTTGAGAATGTAGACGATTCTTAACAGTGCCGTAGTGGTTGTATGACGGTTCGATTCCGTCAGCGGTAATTCCCTAATAAAATACCCAACCTAACTGTCAGAGCGTACAAATGTGTACGCTCTTTCTTTATGGAGAAAGGAGAGAAACATGAACTATGTAGAACCAATCAGAGACAAAGATGATATACAAGCAATGAAAGACTACTTAAGAGAATGGAGCGAAAGAAACTACATGCTGTTTCTCTTAGGTATTAACTCAGGCTTACGAATTAGCGACATCATTAATTTAAGAGTTAAAGATGTTCAAGGTTGGTATATTAAAACTAAAGAATTAAAAACTGGAAAGCCTTTAAAAAGAAAGATGACTCCAGTATTAAAAAAGGAACTTAGAGAGTATGTAAAAGGTAAACCATTGCATCACTATCTATTCCAAAGTAGAAACGGAAAGAACCAACACATTAGTAGATGTACTGCTTATCTGATCATTAAGATTGCAGCAGACGAATGCGGAATTGATAACGTAGGAACTCACACAATGAGAAAAACATTTGGCTATCACCAGTACAAAAAGAACAAAGATGTAGCTACATTGATGGAACTATTTAACCATTCAAGCCCAGCGATTACGTTAAAATATATTGGTATTCGCCAAGACCAACAGGATAAAGTAATGACTAATTTCGGTTTATAACATCCAACTAAACATAATGAGAAAAGTGTTAGTTCATTTTTGAGAACTTAAAGAAAGATTATTACAGCAATAAAAAAATAAGAAATGCGAACTAAACAGAATATAAGATATGTTTAATTCAAAGGGAATAATTCCTAGAAGGGAGGTAGGAGATGGTTAGAAAAACATTGAATACATCTCGATGGAAAAGGTTGAGAAATTATGTGATGGCTCGTGATGGTTATCGATGTCAAGAGTCACTAAGATACGGACAATCAGTTCCAGCAGAAATGGTTCATCACATATATCCTGTGAGAGAATATCCGGAACTAGAATTCGTAGCTTGGAATCTTGTAGCACTATCGAACATCCAACACAATAAGATGCACAATCGTAATACGGACGAAATCACGAAAAAAGGAAAAGAGTGGCAAAAGAGAAAAAAACGAGAATTTGAAAAATTTTATTCATCCCCGCCACCTCTTCGATAAAAATTTTTTGAGCTTCGGAAACCGAGGAAAGGAACTTTTTCCAACCGCGGGGCATTTTATAGAAAAAGGGGTAAAAATCTCAAGGCTTATAGGAAGGAGGACGAGTTTTGGCGAGACCAATTACAAAGAAAACAATTGAAAAAGCAACAGAAAAGAAAATGAAAAGCTTAGGAACTTATCGCAAAGAGTATGCGGACTTGATCAGTATTTATGCCGGCTTGTTATTCCAGTATACAAAGTATGAAAAAGAACACGCTGAACGAGATTACGAAGTAGCGGAAATTTACGTGAATAAAGCCGGTGCGGAAAACTACAGGAAGATTCCTCTAGTCAATGTTATGGAAACTCTGAGACGTGATATTTTGACTTACTCAGACAGACTCATGCTTAATCCTAAATCGCTAGGAGAAATCATCGCTCAAGATTCAGATTCATCTATCATCGATATTATGAACAAGCTGGGTGGTAAAGGATGAATCCATATATACAGCGTGCTATCAACTATGCTAATGGTGTACTTGATGGTAGTATTGCAGCTTGTGAAGATAAGATATTAGAAGCTAAGAGATTCTTAAGGGATATTGAAAATCCTAGATTTTATCTGAACGAAGAAGTCATTAATATATCTGTAAATTTTATTGAAAAAGTGGTAGTACATTATCAAGGCGAATCTGTTAAAGCGGTAAGTCTTCGTAATAAGCCTATGAAGTTACAAGAATGGCAAATGTTCGTTGTTGTAAACGTGATGGGTTTCTATAAGACAGGAACTATTGAAACAAGATTTAAAGAAGCGATGGTGTTTATCCCAAGAAAACAGGGAAAAACAGCGTTCACTGCTTCGTTAGCACTTTGTAAATCATTAATCGAACGTATGAGTTCTTCGAAATGTTACATTGTTGCTAATAGTATCAAACAATCTTTAGAAGCATTTGGATTTATTCGATATAACGTTGAACGTTGGAAAGATAAAAGAATTAGTATTAAAGATAATAACTCAGAGCACTCTATTACTGGTGATTTCGGTAAAGATGGCTCTTTTTTTGTACAAGCGTTAGCAAATGATGAATCTCGATTAGATGCATTGAACGGAAATTTTATCATCATGGATGAAGCTCATACAATGAGAAATTCGAAAAAATATGGCTTGATGAAAAAGACGATGAGTGCATATAGAAATAAACTACTATTCATCATTAGTACTGCTGGAGACATTCCAAACGGATTCCTAGCCAATCGATTAACATATTGCAGAAAAGTATTAGAACAAAGTATTGAAAATGACGAATTGTTTATTTTTATCTGCAAAGCGAATGAAGATAAAGATGGAATGCCTATCAATTATTTATCAGACAAAACATTAATGATGGCTAATCCATCGTGCGGTGTGACTGTAACAATTGAAGAATTGAGAGCGGAAGCAGAAATGGCTCTTAATGATCCACAAACTCGAATGGAATTTTTCAACAAAACGTTGAACGTGTTTACTAACTCAATGAACACTTATTTCAATGTAGATGAATTTATCGCAAGTGATGAACAATACAATTGGACAATTGAAGAATTAGCTAAACTTCCAATTAAATGGTATGGCGGCGCTGACCTTTCTAAGATGCACGACTTAACTGCTGCAGCATTGGTTGGAGAGTACGAACATGATGGAAAGAAAATAGATATAGCGATAACACACGCGTTCTTTCCAATTGCATCAGCAAAAGAAAAAGCGGAAGACGATGGAATTCCATTGTTTGGATGGAAGGATGATGGCTGGCTTACGATGAGCAACACTAAAACCGTATTGTATGACGATGTTGTTAAATGGTTCATTCAAATGAGACAGCTTGGATTTAATATCAAAAGCGTGGGCTTCGATAGGAAATTTGGTAGAGAATTCGTTAGTAAGATGAAAAAGAATAAATTCAGAATGGTTGACCAACCTCAATATTTCTGGAAGAAATCGGAAGGTTTTAGAAGAATTGAAATGAAAGTAAAAAACAAAGAATTCTACTATGCACATAGTGAGGCTTTTGAATATTGCGTTGGGAACGTTCGAGCAATAGAGAAAACGGACGACATGATTCAGTATGAAAAGGCCGATGGTGACGGAGGAACACAGCGTATTGATATTTTTGATGCGACTGTTTTCGCAACCGTACAAATGCTACAAGAAATTGATAGCAAAGCTAATCGTGCAAAAGATTTCTTTGGTGTGAAGGGAGATTAAAATGGGATTATTCGATTTTTGGAATAAAAGAAATAAAAATGCATTGCCTCAAGTAGGGTTTATGTCGCCCTTTGAATGGCAAAATTTAATATCACAAGATGATACTTATATCCCTCTAAACAAGCATCCTGATGTTGTGATTGCTGTTGATAAGATTGCGGATTTAGTATCTAACATGACCATTCATTTGATGGAAAATTCAGATAAAGGAGATGTCAGAGTTCGAGATGAATTATCTCGGAAGATTGATATTAATCCGTATAAGTACATGACTAGAAAAACATGGGTTTCTAGGATTGTACGAGATTTATTATTAAATGGAGACGGAAATGCAGTGGTTCACGTTAAGCTGATTAGCGGAACAGATTTCATTGGCGATTTAATGCCGTTGAATATGCGTAGCGTTGAGTTCATTGATGAAGAAGACGGAGGATATTACATCCGATACGGTTCTGTAAGATTAAATCCTGACGAAGTAGTACACTTCACAATTAATCCAGATGAACAGAGACCACACATCGGGACAGGCTACAAAGCACTTCTTAGAGACGTCGTTAAGAATCTTACGCAGGCGAATAAAACGAAGAATAGTTTTATGCGAAATAAAAATATTCCTAGTGTAATAGTGAGTGTCAATGGGGATGCCGATGGATTAACGAATCAACAAGGCCGTGAAGCCATAATGAATAGTTATCTAAACACTACAAATGCTGGAGAACCGTGGATTATTCCAGCGGAGATGATGAGAGTTGACCAAGTTAAACCATTGACTCTAAAAGACATCGCGATTAATGAATCTGTTGAAATTGATAAAAAGACAATTGCTGGCCTATTTGGAGTGCCGGCTTTTTATTTAGGCGTGGGAGAGTTTGATAAAGAAGAATACAACACGTTTATTAACACGAGAATTCTATCAATTGCCGAAATAATTGCACAGACGTTAACAAGAGACTTGTTAATCAGTCCTAAAAGATATTTCAAGTTCAATCCAAGATCGTTATATTCGTACAACATTACTGAACTAGTTTCTGCAGGAAGTCAGATGGTTCAGTTAGCTGCGATGAGAAGAAATGAACTTCGAGATTGGATTGGATTAGTTCCAGATCCTGAAATGGAAGACATTATTGTTTTAGAAAATTATCTACATCAAGATGATTTAGATAAACAAAAAAAATTGAAAGGTGGTGAGAATGATGAATAAACGAGAAAGCTATCTCACTACTCAATTTAAAACACGTAGTGATGAAAGTGGGAAAAAATTCATTGAGGGATATTTTATCAAGTACGGTGTAGAAACCGAACTTTGGGACGGATTCTTTGAAATGATTGAAAAGGAGGCAGTCGATAAAGCGCTAGAGCGTAATCCGGATGTTAGAGCTCTATTTAATCATGATACGAATATTTGTTTAGGGCGAACTGGAAATGGAATCCTAAAATTAAAATCCGATAACATCGGACTGTTTGGCGAATGCGAAATTAACAACGCAGATCCAGACGCAATCGGCGCTCATGCAAGAATTGATAGACAGGATGTAAATGGTTGTAGCTTTGGATTTATTGAATTAGCTTTTGAAATTGTCGAAAGAGACGATGGAACAGTATTAAAAATTGTTAAAGATATGGAACTACTGGAAGTTAGCCCTTGCACATTCCCAGCGTACCCTCAAACGGAAATCTCAGCTAGAAAACAAGGATATGAAGAATTTAAAAAAGAAGCATTAAATGCTAGAAAAAAATTATTAAAGGAGAAGTTAAATAGATGAAGAATAAAGGATTATTAATCAAAGCTAAATTATCAATGCGAAACAAATCGCTAGAAAAAATTAACGCTGAATTAGAAGAACTAAATAAACGTTCAGAAGAAACAGAAACAGCTATTGAAGCTGCAGAAAATGATGAAGATCTAAAAGCTGTTGAAGAACAAATTGAAGAAATTCAAACAGAATTATCTGCTAAGAAAGAAGAAAAAGAAAATTTAGAAAAAGAAATCTCTGATTTAGAAGCTGAATTAAAAGAATTAGAAGATAAGGAACCCGCTAAGGAGGAAGAAAGAAATATGAATAAAAATGAAAAAATTCAAAAACGTGAAGCATTAAACGCATTCATTCGTTCAAAAGGACAAACACGCGAGGGATTAAAAATCGTAGACGGTGGAGCAGTAGTGCCAGTTGAAACAACGGAACTAGTTACGAAACCAGATATTAACATTGATTTAACTAAATTAGTAAAAGTAGTTAAAGTGAAAACTGGTTCAGGTAAAACACCTATCGCAAGCAAATCAAAAGGTAAAATGGTTAAAACTTCAGAGTTAGAAAAGAACCCAGAATTAGCAAAACCTAAATTTATTGATGTGGCATGGACAATTGATACTTTCCGTGGTCAATTAGGAGTATCTCAAGAAATGATTGACGATGCAACTTACGATATTATGGAGTTTATCGAAGAAGATGTTTACACACAAGATATCAATACCAAAAATTATGAAATTGCATCAATTCTCAAAACAGCTAAAGCGGAAAGTGCTTCTGGATTAGATGGATTAAAAGATGTAATTAATAAAAAAATTCCATCTGTTTACAATGTTTCTTTAATTGTAACAGATTCAATGTTTGCAGCTTTAGATAAAGTGAAGGATAAACAAGGACGTTATATGCTTCAAGAAGATGTAACATCTCCAACAGGATATAAGTTCAAAGGTAAAGTAATTTATACATTACCTGATGAAATGTTAGGTAATGAAGGAGAATTAAAAGGATTCATTGGAGACCCTAAAGCATTTGTAACATTATTTGACAGAAAACAAACTACTGTACGTTGGGTTTCAAACGAAATTTACGGCGAAATTTTAGGAATCTTCTCACGCTTTGATACTAAAAAAGCGGACACAGACGCTGGTGTGTTTGTAACATACACTGATGCAGTTTAGGAGTAAATTATGAAGTACGAAGTAATTCGTGCATTTGCTGATATGGCCGACCGCTCGGAAGAATTTCCGAATGGTCGGTTTTATCGTGTCGGCGACGTATATCCAGCTCGGGGCAAGGTAAGCAAAGCGCGATTATCAGAATTGTTAACTATGGATAATACAGCTGGAGTTATTTTCATCAAACAGATAGAAGGAGATGATAATAATGGAACAGAGAGAGATACTAGCTCTTTTGAAAGCTAAACTAGGAATTAGCGGAACATTTAGAGATGAGTATTTAAATCATTTAATTTTATCAGTACAAGATGAGATTAAAAAGCAAAAGAAAATTAAACTTGATATTAATCGATATGATCACATGGATTTCTTAATCGATTATGCAGCGTTTAGATACGACAATCGCGATAATAATATTCTTATGCCTAAACATTTACAGTATCGACTTCATAATCTACTACTAGAAAATTTAAGGAGTGATGTGGATGTGGAATAAGGAGATTGTCTTAATCAAAAAGAGAATTAATGGAACGGATGAAATCGGTAATCCAATCGTTGAATTGATTAAACGAAAAATTCTTGCGACTGAAAAAAGCGTAACAAATGCAATGCTGTTCTATGGCGCTCAATTCGGATATAAGCCAGTATTCGTAGTTCAAGTTCGATGGTTTGAGTATGAACACGAATCGTTCTTAGAATGCGATGGTATCAAGTATGTTATCCGAAGAGCATTCAAGCCAGAAGATGGAGAATTCACTGAGCTGCAATGTGAAGAATTGGTTGGAGAGAAGTATGAGCTTTAATCTGGAAGCAGAGATTGCTAACGCACTCAGTACCTTCAATGAAGATGTATCAAATGAAATTGAAAAATCTATAGACGATTTAGCTGACAAAACAGCTTCTAAATTAAAAGGAGCATCTCCAGTACGTACTGGAGAATATGCAAATGATTGGGATGTAAAAAGAGATAAACGTGGTAAGCGTACAATCTATCAAAAAGAAGAATACAGAATCGCACATTTGCTAGAGTTTGGGCATGCTAAAAAGAATGGTGGACGAGTTGCAGCAATCACTCATATTAAACCAATTGAAACCGAAGTTATAAAGGAATTTGAAGAAGATATCAGAAGGAGGTTAGGAAGCTAAATGATGACACTAAAGGAACTATATAAACAGCTAAAGAATCTACAATTACCTGTCCAATACTATATGTTTCAAGAAGGACAAGCTCCTGCCTTACCTTATATTATTTACTACAATCCAACAGAACAACATGCAAACGCAGATAACTCTACACATCTTGTAAACAAAGATGTGATTATTGAAGTTTATTCAGACTTTAAAGATATAACGTTAGAAGAAAAAATGAGAGAACTATTTCATAACAATAAATTAACGTATACATTCCAAGAAACATATTTGAAAGATGAACGAATGTATATGGTAGCATATCAAATTACACTATAAAAGGAGAGATTTATAAATGGGTCAAGAATTATCACAAACAACACCTAAAGCAGAAAATAAAGTTACGTTTGGTTTGGAAAACGTGCACTGGAGTAAACCAGAAGTAGGTACTAGCGGTGCTATTACATATTCTAAGCCAGAAAAAATGTCAGGTTCTATTGAATTACAATTAGATCCACAAAGTACAGATATTAAATTAAAAGCAGATAATATTGATTATTATGTATCATCTTCAAACGATGGATACACTGGGAAAGTGCTTTTATATAATGTTCCAGAAGAATTCTTACAGTATGCAGTAGGAGAAGAAAAAGTCGGAGAGTTAATCGCTGAAAGAAGCAGCTCGCAAGGGAAACCTATTACACTCTTATTCCAAATCGAAGGGGATGTTCATGCGGTTCGCCACTGCTTAACTCAAGTAGTTGTTAAACGTCCAAAAGTTAATTCAAAAACAAAAGAAGGAAGCAACTTCAATAACGTTGAATTAGAATTTATTGCTAGTCCTCGTGCAAATGATAAAGTGGTTAAATACAAAACATCTAAGAACACTTCAGACGAAACTTACAATAAATTCTTTGAAGAAGTAAAAGCTTCAATGTAAAGGAGAAATAAATGAAACGAACTATCGAAATTCAAGGTAAGAAAATTACGTTGGAAAGTAATGCATTTACAACGCTTTTATATAAAAAACAATTTAATAAAGATTATTTCAAAGAATTGTTACTTGTTGCAAAAGTATTTAAAGGTAGAGATTCATTTTCTTTAGAAGATCTAACAGCAGAAAGTCTAGAAGTATTCGATTCAGAATTGTTCTATCGTCTCTTCTGGATTTTTGCTTTCACTGCTGATTCAACAATTCCTGACTTTTTAGAATTCTATCGTGAGTATGCATTTTTAACACTCGAAGATATTATTGAAAACGTTGGAGAGTTATTAAAGGTTTCTTTAGTAACTAAAAAAAAACAGATTCCAGTGAAGAAGCAAGCGAAGAAGCATTCACGGTAGAAACGTTTCTGCTATGCTGTAAAGAAAGTGGTTTATCCATTGAAGAGTTGAAACACTTATCAGTTGGAGGAGCGTTAGATTTTCAAACGGATTATGTTAATTTACATAGTCAAAATAACTCTGAACAAGGGGAAACTAGAAAAGCAACGCAAAATGATATGGATAATTTTTAGGCTACTGATTTTCAGTAGCCTTTTTATTTGAAGAAAGGAGTGATAGAATGGCAGGAAACATTAAAGGAATTACGATTGAATTACAAGGTAATGTCCAACCATTAGAGCAAGCACTTAAAAAGGTAAATGCAGTTGCTAAAAGTACAGCGAGTGAAATGAAACAAGTGGATAAAGCTTTGAAGTTTAATCCTGCCAGTGTTGAATTAATCACTCAGAAACAAACATTACTCTCTAAACAAATTGAAAACACAAAAGAAAAGCTTACTACTTTAAAAAATGCACAAGCAGAAGTTGAAGCACAATTTAAAGCAGGTAAGATAGGTGAAGAAAATTATCGTGCTTTTAAACGTGAGTTAGAAACAACAGAAAGCACATTAACGCATTATAAAACACAATTAACAAATCTTAATAAAGAACAAGAAAATCTTGGAAAGTCTACTGAAAGATTATCAAGATTCTTTTCTGCCACTGGCAAGGACATAGAAGCCTATAGACACGTTTTAGGAGACAAGCTGACTGATTCTATCAAGAACGGCAAAGCCTCCAGTAAAGACATGGAACACGCCTTAGAATTGATGGCAAAAGAAGCTTCAAATGGTAAGGCAGATATTAACGCATTAAGAGATGCATTAGATAAATTAGATGATGGCGGAAGTATCAAAAATGTTAAGAAGGAACTCGAAGATGTTGGAGATGCTTCCCAAAAATCAGCAGAAAAAACAAACAAATTATTAAGCCAAGGAAATTTACAACAAGCTGCTCAAGTCGCTTCTCAAGCTGGACAATCAATGATTGATTTTGCAGGTAAAACTCAAGAAGCATTCAGAAACGTAGATGCTGGTTTCGATATTATCATTACCAAAACTGGTGCAACTACAGAAGAAGCATTAGACGGTTTTAAAAAAATTTATGATCAGTTATCTACTGAACTTCCTGTAGATTCATTCGAAAAAGTCGGTTCAGCAGTCGGTGAAGTTAATACACAGTTTGAATTAACAGGAGATGCCTTGAAAGGTGCTTCAAAGAGTATCATTCAGTTTGCTGAAATCAATAACTCAGATATTACTGCAAGCACGATTAACGCTAAGAAAACTATTGAGGCTTATGGATTATCTGTCTCAGATTTAACAAGTACATTAGATACTGTTACTTACGTTGCACAAACAACTGGAGTATCAGTAGATGAACTATTTTCTAAGATGGTTTCAGGAGCACCACAAATCAAAGAGTTAGGCTTAACATTCGATGAAGCTGCAACATTGATTGGTTCATTAGAAAAAGCTGGTGTCGATTCCGGAGCCGCTCTTTCAAGTATGAGTAAAGCTGCAGTTGCGTACGCAAAAGATGGTAAAACACTATCTCAAGGTTTACAAGAAACTATCGATAAAATTAAAAATGCATCTAGCTCTACTCAAGCATTAACAGAAGCAGCTAATGTATTCGGAACTAAAGGTGCTTCTCGAATGGTAGATGCCATTAATCGTGGAGCATTCTCATTAAAAAATCTAGCTGGAACAGCAGAAGATGCAAGCGGAACAGTAGCACAAACATTTGAAGCTACATTAGATCCTATCGATAAACAGCAACAACAATTCAACGCACTTCAGATTACTCTTTCTGAAATTGGTGCTGCAATAGCAGAAGCAGTTGCACCAATTATGGATGCATTAATTCCAGTACTAAAGCAATTAGCAGAATGGTTTAAGAACCTTTCAGCACCTATTAAGCAATTTATTATTGTATTAGGTGGTATTCTCGCAGTTGCTGCTATCTTATCACCAATATTAGTAGCAATAGGGATAGCCATTACAACGTTAGGTACTGCCATGTTACCAGTTATAGCTATTATTGCTGGAGTCGCAGCAGGGATTGCAATAGTAACTGCAGTAATCACTAACTTCGGAGCTATTGTTGAATGGTTAGAAGGTATTTTCCCTGGATTAAGTTCTACAGTAGAGAGTGTTTGGAACGGTATTCAATCAGTAATTGAAACTGTAGTAGGTGCTGTTTCTTCATTCATCCAAAATATTTTCGGAACATTAGTATCATGGTGGGAGGCTAACCACGAACGTATTCAACAAGTAGTTGAAACTGTTTGGAACGTTATATCAACTATTATTCAAACAGTATTAACATTCTTAGCTCCATTCATCCAAGGAGTATTTGATGGGATTTCAATTTACATCCAAACGGTTTGGACTGTAATTACTACATACATTCAAGGAGCACTCGATGTAATTCTAGGAATTATCCAAGCAGTATTACAAGTCTTAACTGGTGACTGGTCGGGCGCATGGGACACATTATCAAATGTTGTATCAACTGTTCTTAGTACTATCTCATCTACGATTAGTTCAATAATGGGTGGAATTGCTTCTATCATCTCTGGTATTTGGGACGGAATCTTAGCAACAACTTCTAGTATTTGGGAAGGCATTAAAGGTGCTATTTCCGGAGCAATTGATGGAGCAGCAAGTGCTGTAGGTTCAGCGATTGAAGCAATTAAAGGATTCTTCAATTTCCAAATTACTTGGCCTCATATCCCACTACCGCATTTCAGCATTAGTGGTTCAGCAAATCCATTAGATTGGCTAAGTGGAGGATTGCCTAGCATTGGCATCGAGTGGTATGCAAAAGGTGGTATCATGACTAAACCAACCGTTTTCGGTCAAAACGGAAACAATTTAATGGTTGGTGGAGAAGCAGGGAAAGAAGCTATTCTTCCATTGAATGATCATACACTTTCAGGAATCGGAAAAGGCATTGCAGCACACTTAGAAAATAACGGTGGAGTAAATGTTAATATTTACCCACATGAATTGATAGTAAGAAATGATGAAGATGTACTTCAACTAGCTACCAAACTAGCTGAAGAGATTATAAGGAAAATGAAAATGAAAGAAAGACATGCTGAGAGAGCGAGAGGAGTGATTCTGTGATTGGATTTGAAATGAGTATTAATCATGTTAAGAATACGGATTTGCCGATTCAAGTTGTAGTGGCAGAATATGAGCGCCTCTTCTTCTCTGAAAGCAATAATTCTATTCAAAGACGTGAAAATGGCAGTTCGTATTTTAAGAAGAATTACGAACGAAAAGAACAAGTGAAGACATTTGAAATTCATATTCATACGACTAAGCAGACAGATTTAGATAATTTTAATCGATGGATTATGCAAGAAAATGTGGAGTTTGAGCCGGACACATCATTGAATCGTGTCTATACAGCTTATAAATTCAACGTTACTTCGATTACTAAACACAAAAATATATATATCGTGCAATTACAAGTAACATTCTCGTTTGAAGGATTATCTAAGACAGAGAAGAGTGCTACTAGAGGGACGAATACAGGAAAAATTGTATATACATTCGATAATAGAGGGGTGCTTCCAACAGCGCCTCTTTTTAGTTTTACGTCAGGCGGAAATTATAAAATGATTAGCTTCATCCATCCAAGTGGACAGTATGTGCAATACGGCCATGAAACGGGAGATGTAGTTATTAAACCAAATGATGTAGTAGAGTTTGATTTCAGGAAAAAACAATTAACAATTAACGGAACTATTCAATATGTAAATTTGAATAGTTCGTGGTTTGATTTAAAAGTAGGTCAGACAGAGATTGGCATTTTAACAGAACCAAATACAGATATTCAAATCAAAGCGAAATTTAAGGAGGCATGGCAATGATTACTGTCACGGATAGAAAATACAATAAGATTTGCCAGCTCCATTTTGGTTCGATTGGAGAGTTAATCGCATACGATGACTTATTTGAACAAGATTTAGACACTGGAATTGGAATTTATGAATTTAAAGTAGATAAAACTCACGAATCTATTAAGAATGTTTCTATTGGTTGTTATTTATTTGTTGTAGATGGAGATTTAACTCGGTGCTTCGAGATTACTCGAATTGAGGAAGATCATAATACTAAGATAATTACTGCTGAAGATGCTGGTTTAGATTTGTTAGGCGAAACAGTTCTCCCGTTTAAATCCGAGGAAAGTCAAAGTTTAGCTTACTATGCTTCAAAGTTTATTTTTGATTCTGGATGGGAACTAGGAGTAAATGAAGTATCAGATTTAAAAAGAAAATTAGAGTTCGAACAGAATGATACAACAACTAAAAGATTAAGAGATTTAGCTAAACGATTCGATGCAGAAATCATATATAGTGTTGAGATGTTACATGACAAGCCATATCGAAAATTAATTAATTTTTATAAGAAATATAATTCGAACAAGATTATTCGATTAGAGTATGGAAAAAATATTAAAAACATTAAAAAGACATCCAATATTGAAAATTTAGCTACAGCTCTAAGAGTAGTTGGAGCAGAAGGGCTAACATTAGCAGGTTATGAGTATCACAACGATAGATTTAAGTTAGGCTCAGACGGAACAATATATGACACAGTGGAAAATGAACGTTGGAGAAGAAACAATGCTTCATCAGGAGGTTATATCGTTGCTAATTATGAGAGTACTGCAAAAACTAAAGAAAGGCTACTAGAAGAAGGCATCAAGCAATTAAAGAAAAGAGCCTATCCGGAAGTTAATTATGATATTGAGTTAGATTTAATTGATTCTAATGTGTTTATTGGGCAGTCAGCAGAAATGATTGATAGCGAATTTATGCCACCTATAGCATTTTCAGCTCGAATTGTATCTATCAAGCGCTCGTTTTCAGATAAAAAAATTGGAAGTGTAAGAATTTCAAACGTAGAGAGCTCAGAAGTATTAATGAATGAAAAGTTACAACGTCTAAGTCAATTAGTTAAAGAACGTGTATTTGATTCTACAGCAGTTCCATTCGAATTAGACATTAAATCAACTTCTGGAACAGTATTCCAAAACAGTAATGTTGAGACTAAATTAATTTCAATAGTTTCTAAACTTGGTACTGATATGAATAATCGTTTCAACTTTAGATGGATTAGAGAAAGTAAATATGAAACTAACGATACAGAATGGAACAAGTTACACGAAATTGCTACAAGAGAAATAACAATCACATCAAATGACGTTAACAGAGAGGCTACATTTATATGCGAAGCTCTAGAAAATAACAATGTTATTGCTCGAAATTCAATCGTGATTAAAGACTTTATCGTTAACAAGTCGATAGGCCCAACCCCACCAATAAACCCTAGTGCTGGAGATTTATGGACGGATACAAGCGACTCGAGCAAAGATGTCCCTAAAATCTTTACAAACGGGAAATGGCAACCAGTTCTAAATAAAGATGACAAAGAACTGGAACGACTTCAAAAAGAGTTTGAAGAACGCAACAGAGAGCATGCTAATCAATTCGCACAAGTCATGGAGATTATAAACAAGTCTCAAGTGACAGAAGATACATTCCGAGATTTAACTGGACGATTCAGCAATTTGGAAGAGTCGTATAAGCGAATTCAAGAGACTGCAGAAGAAATTCGAGGCCTAGGACAGCGAACAAGAGCAGTAGAGCTTAACATGGAGCAATCAAGCGTTCTATTAAATGCTATCTCAACATATTTCAACGTATCGGAAGACGGATTGCTAATCGGTAAAAGTGGTGAAAAGCTGCAAACACGTTATACCAACGAGCGTATGGAATTTATCGATAGCGGTCGTGTTGTAGCTTATATCTCAGGACAACAATTAAACATTGTAAGTGCGACATTTTGGAATTCCGTTACTATTGCGAACCATATCTTTGAACGATACAACAGCGAATTCACAGTAATATCATACGTGGGAGGTGCTGTGAATGGTTAGAATTGCGAAAACAACATCTAGTGGATATGTACGATTAGTCCTTGAAGTTAACGAGACAAGCAGAGATATCACGACTAACACCTCCACAATATCGTGGCAGTTGTGGTTAGAGAAGAACACAACGTGGGTTTACAATTTAAATAACGATTCACTGGCAGAAGTTGAAATTAACGGACAGTATGTCTTAAGTAAATATGTTAGTTTTGATTTGAGAAATCGCGAATGGGTTACATTCGGAAGTGGAACCATGACGATTCCTCACAATGAAGACGGAACTAAAAGTATTACTATTTGGGCTAGATTAACCAATGTTGCAGACCAAGGCAACATCAACTGGTTTAGTGGAACTGTTAACCTAGAAAATATCCCAAGATCTAGTGGAATTAAATCTGTAACTGAAACGGAATTAGGAAAACCAATAACAATCAACATTGACAAAAAAGTCGATGAATTTAGACATCAAGTCTGGTGGAGTGTTAACGGGAGCGATTTAATCGATTTAGGAACTGGTCACGATACGAGCTTGCAATTCACAATCCCAATCGAATACGCAAATCGAATTATTAATAGCGATACTGGAGCGTTAGATGTCCGTGTGCGGACGTTTAGAGGCAATGACCAAATTGGAAATGATGTCTATAAACGAGGAATTCCAATTAGAGTTCCTTCTTCCATCGTTCCGACACTTGAAGATGTAACGATTACTGAAAGAACAGCACGATTAGCAGAGTTCATCCCTGTAGGAAACTTCATTAAAGATAAATCAGTGATGCGTGTTGAAACAGCTGGTGCAAATGGTTCTTACGGTTCAACTATCGTATCAACTGAGTTAACAGTAGATAATTTGGTTGTGAGAGCGACTAGTGGTGACTTTCCTGCAAACAAGGCGGGTAATTTAGAAGTTACTGCCAAGATTACTGACTCTAGAGGCAGAACCGCTACTAAATCGAAAACGATTAAAGTATGGGATTATTATGCTCCTAAGATTATCGCATTTCTTGCTAACAGAACGGGGAATGGTACTAATAAAACCATCATTGCGACTGTTGCTGCAAACGTTAGTCCGTTAATAATTGATGGAGTGAATAGGAATCCGTACACGCTTAAAATCCAGTATTCAGCTAAGAAGACAAACAGATGGATTGATGCCGTCAACCTTACAAATGAGAGCACAGAAAAAATCAACCGTCAAATCGACTGTGGAGCGTTCTATGAGCTATCCAAGGCGTACAATATTCGTCTAGTAATTCAGGACAAGTTGAGCGATTTAGTAGATTCTGTTCTGCTAGTACGCTCATCAAGAGTGTTGTGGGCATGGGGTGACAATCGTGCTTCTGTAGGTGGATTCCCAGAGCTAGAAGGACACTTTGAGTCACATCTTCCAGTTGCATTCCATAGCAGTTTAAACGTTGAAGACGGAATCATGTCACGAGGACAGCCAATCCAGGAATTTGCACTAACATCTAAAGAAGGTAAATCACTGAAGTACAATGGTGATCTTAACAACTTAAAAATTGCTGGAAGTTATCATGCCTTCGGAGTGCAGCATAATCCTACTGGAACTAATAACTATGGTTATGTATCTGTAATAACTCACAGTTCAGATAATAACTATTGTATTCAGAAATATATCCCGTTCAATTCAACGACAGAACATACTCGAAAATTGGAAAATGGCAAATGGTCTGAATGGACGAATGTATGGATTAATGCGACATACTTAAACGGTTGGAGCAATTATGGAAACGATTATCCACCAGTTCAATACAAAATCACTAATACTGGTTCTGTTGAATTTCGTGGAAGTTGTAAAGGTGGAGATGCAACACCATGGAAACATGTGGTGAAAATTCCTATAAGAATAGAAAACCAAATTTTTCTTAAAGGAATCACAAAGGGTTACAACCTGTGTATGTTAGCAGCATACGGAGATGGAAGCGGAAATACAATCATAGTTTCGTTGAAAGATATAAACAGCGATTGGTTATGCTTTGACGGAATAGTAATCAACAAATAGAGGTGGAAATATGGAATTAGAAACAATTAAAACAAAAATCACAGCGTTAGAATCAAAAGTCAAAACTAAGCAAGATGAAATTAATAAACTTGGAGAAGAGAAAGCTCAGTTCGAGCAAAAAGTTCAGAGTTTGAATGATGAAATTCAACGTTTAGAGCAAGACAATGCAAACAAGCGTGAAGAAATTAAAAAATACAAGACAGTCGTTGAAATTATGGAGTTGTAATAGATGATAAATTTAGATGTAGAATTTGATGTATTGACAATGCATTTGCAAGGATTGATGCGCAGCCCATACATTCAAATCCTGTTTTGGTTAATATGCTTCGATGTGATTTCTGGTTATATCAAAGCATTTAAATTGAAACGATTTGACAGTAAAACGAGCACTAACGGATTGTTACGTCACGCGTTGGTTTGCGCCGTAGTTATTGTGACTGCTATGTATTCTAGAGCATTAGGACATCGAGAAATTGGTGTGACTACATGCTTATTTTTTATTTTCAGTTACGCAGTATCGCTTGCTGAAAATTGGGAGGCATTAGGATTGCCATTCCCCGAACCACTTAAACCGTATCTTAAAACGATGCGGAAACAACAAGAAAACAAAATAAAAAAATTAACAAACAAGGAAGAGGTTGAATGAGTATGGAACAATTACAAGCAACAATCATCAATGGAATCGTTAGCGTATTAGTAGTATTAGTTGGTTTAGCATTTACAGGATTGAAGGGTTTCATTGAAACTAAAGCGACCGAATTGAAAGCCAAAACCGATGCTAAGAACTTCGAATTGGCAAAATCCATCGCTCACACAGTTGTGAACGCTGTGGAACAAATTTTCAAAGATGTGCATGGCGCAAGTCAAGACAAATTCCAAGCTGCATTTGATAATTTAACAAAAGAATTAGAAAAAGCTGGAATTAACTTGGATAGCGAATCTAAGAAAGTATTGATTGAAGCTGTTGTGAATGGATTCAATCAATTGAAAAATATTGAAGGTTAAGAATACGGATCCACAGAGGGCTCATTGAGAGTCCTCTTTTTATTTATAGAAGGGAGGAACGTATGGAAAAAGTAATTAAAAAGCATTTAACTATTACGTCTGTTTATCGAGACGTTGAAAAATTAGGGCATGAAATTTACAGTCAAGACAAAGGTACTGCAACATTCAAATTTACTGTTGATGAGTTAACGGCTTCAAAAGTTCTTTGCTTGTTTTATTTCAAATACACAAAACGATATATAACTGTTGAAGCTACAATCTCTGAAAACACTATTACGATTCCGTTCGATAGTACATTAATCACTACCGATGAGCCTGTGGTTGGTTATGTATATTTTGAGAAGGTAGAGCAATCAACAGACGTTTACTCATTTGCATTTAACGTATGGGTTAGTGCTATTGATAAAGCAAAAAAAGCGCCGTTAGTCGAACGCGCGACAAGCCGCATTGTAGATGTTGAAAACATCGTTACTAAACAAGAACTAGATGAACTCTTTGCAAAAATCAAAGAGCAAGGCGGAACTTATGACGATAGCGGCTTGCGTTCTGAGTTAAGCAATAAGGTAGACCGCTCTGAAATTGAACGAATTTCGGGTAAAATTGAGGCTTTAGAACAAAAGACGGATAAAGATACCATTTACAATGACGAGCCTCTAAAACAACGTATATCGGCTTTAGAGAGCAATCCGAATATTGACACTAGCAATCTAGTAACAAGACAGGAACTTGAAAATAAAAATTATCTTACAGCACATCAAGATATTTCACGTTTAGCAACCAAAGAAGAATTAGATAATTTAGTTACTAAGCAAGAATTGAGAGATAAAAACTATCTAACAGCGCACCAATCATTGAAAGACTACGCTTTAAAATCTGAAATTCCAGCACCTTACAATGATTTAGAATTAAAGAAACGAGTTGAACGCTTAGAGAGTAAACCTGATTTAGATACTTCAAATTTTGTAACAAACGATATTTTAGCTAGTAAGGGATATCTTACAGAACATCAAAGTTTAGAAGGCTATGCCAAAAAATCAGAAATCCCTCAAGCTTATAATGATACTGAAGTAAAACAAAGACTTTCAGTTGTCGAGCAAAAAGGGGAAGGATACGCAACAAAAGAACAACTTGCTTCTATTCCTAAGACCCCTCAAAAACTAATCTTGAGCGGGACAACTCTAACATTGTCAGACGGTGGAGGAAGTGTTACGCTTCCAACTTCAACAAGTGGCAATACTGGGCAAGTGAACGAGTATGAAATCCACGGTACTGGTTTCCCTAATGGGAAGGTAGCGGCTCCGGTCGGGACTACTTATGTGGACACTGCTGTTACAAATGGCGCTCTAAAATGGATTAAAATGAAGGGTAACGATAACCGTGGTTGGGAAGTGCTCATCGGTGATACTGGTTGGCGTACACTCAATATTTCATCTAAGCTCGGAGCTTCGTTCCTAAAAGTTAAACGTCAAAATAACACGGTCACCTATCAGTTTGGCGGATTGTCTTGGGGCTGGTTCGGAATTGTTCGCCGTGGCGGTCCTGGGTACAGTATCCAGCCGTCTGACAAAGAAAGAAATGTATTCATTTTAGGACTGAGCGGCGTTCCAGTGGGATTTCGTTCTGAAGCGTCATTGATTGGACCAATTTATAACGATAAAGGTATCCAGTATGGAACGTGGTACTTGGGTGGAGCTGGTGACAGTAATATGCTGCGCTTCCAGTTCACTGACCCAGTGCCTACGGATAGGGACATCGGGGATATCCGTGTAAGTCAAATCATGTATATAACGAGCGAACCTTGGCCGGAACGCTTACCATAATTTAAGGTGAAAAAACATATAAATAACAACAGTAAATGAGGAGGTAAATATGTTTACTTTAAGACAAGCAATCGATTATGTAAGAAATTTAGCAGATAACAATATTGGTGTTAACTTTGACGGGTGGTACGGTTGGCAATGTTGGGATTTAGTAGCAAAAGTAATGTATGAAGCTACTGGGAAAGTAGTTAATGGAAATGCTATTAATTTACCTGAATCTGCTGAAGCTCAAGGACTTAATGTTATTCAAGAAGGTCCGGGAGTTATCGCAAAAGCTGGTGACATCTTTGTAATGGATGTTCCAGGTTCGCCTTATGGGCATACTGGTGTAGTAATCGAAGATAGTGATGGCTACACTCTTAAGACTATCGAACAGAACGTAGATGGGAACTGGGACTATCTAGAAAACGGTGGCCCTGCTCGTTATCGTACACGCTCATACGCAAATATGGTCGCATTTATTCGTCCGGATTATGCTGCAAGCTCAGAAACTGTTCAACGACCTAGCGGTTGGCTTGAAGACGAAAAGGGTTGGTGGTATAGAAATGATGACGGGTCTTACCCTAAATCAAAATGGGAAAAGATTAATGGAAGTTACTTCCGATTTGATGACAATGGCTATGCTCTTGAAAATACTTGGTACCAAGATGCTGAAGGCTTATGGTACTGGTTAAAGCCAGGAGGGTTCATGGCTGTAGGTTGGCAAAACATCAACGGCAAATGGTACTTCTTTAATAACGTTGGTGAAATGGTTACTGGTTGGATTCAGTATTTCGACAAATGGTACTATTGTACAAATGAAAATGGAGACATGGTTTCCAAGGAAGTACGTAAAGTCGGTGATAAACTCTACTACTTTAAAGAAAATGGTGAAATGTTGGAACGTGCTGCTGTCTATGTAGATGAGAACGGTGCAATCCACTTCGAAGAATAATAAATAAAGCCTACCTTAATTGGTAGGCTTTTTATTTTTGACTATCCTTTTGACCTTCTATTCATCAAAAATAATACATATTTTTCTAATGTCATAAAATTTAAAATGTTGATATATCAACGTTTTCATCGTTTTTCTCGCGTAATATAATCGACTAGTTTTTTTATCCTCCCAAATAAATATTTCTAATCCTTTTTTCCACCGGCCGTGAGTCGGTGGTTTTTTGTTTTGTATAGATATAAATTGACTATCCTTTTGACCTTCTATTCATACCTTAATAATGGATAGAATCAACCGAGTTAGTAGTGCAATATTTTAAAATAAAAAAGGACACCTAATTTAGGTGCCCTATGCAGAGTCGGTAAAACCTCTCTGAAAAATATTATCTGTAGAGCCTGCGATAAATCGCACCTCTAATGTACGCATATTATAATGAAAACGAATATTGAATGTCAATTTTTGAATTTGAGAGTTTTTTCTTGAAAAAAGTGATTGATTGAAGCATATCTCCGTACTATACTAGAACCATGGAGAAGTACCCAAGAGGCTGAAGGGGTCGCACTCGAAATGCGATAGGTCGTGAAAGCGGCGCGGGAGTTCAAATCTCCTCTTCTCCTTATATTTAAAAACGGAATTCGATGAAAGAAGGAAAAGAAGATGACCAAAGTAAAATTAAATCTCAATCAAACACACTGCTGTGGTATTTATTCGGATAAAACAGTCTATAGTTTTACTGGAGATAGTTATC